GAAAACATTTGATGAAATTATAGATATCACATTAGAACATGAAGGTGGATATGTTCACGACCCAAACGATTTAGGTGGTGAAACAAACTTTGGTATCGCAGGTAGATTTTACCCAGATGTAGATATCAAGAACCTTACAAAAGAAGGTGCTAAAGAAATCTATAAAAAAGACTATTGGGATAAAAACAAAGTAGATGACTTATCTGATGATTTGAAACATATATTCTTTGATATGTGTGTGAATCAAGGTAGAGGAACTGCTGTAAAGATTTTACAACGAGCAATCAATGGTAAAGGCGGTAAAATATCAGTTGATGGTGGATTTGGTCCAGGTACTAAAGCTGCATTAGCAAAACATAAACCATCTGTAGATAGAGTTCGTTGTTACAGATTAAAACATTACTATGATTTAGTAAATAGGAAACCAGAACAAGAAAGATTTTTGTTTGGTTGGTATAGAAGGGCACTTTCAGTATGATTAAATTAAAAGATATTATATCAGAAAAACGATTTATTGAACCTGAAGATGCAGGACGAGAAATTAATTCTTCACTTGATGGTTTAGAAAAAGCGTTAAAAAAAGTTCGTAATCCTGAAAAATGGGCAGAAAAATATCATAGGAGTTTACCTGATTTACTTGATATTATGTATAGAGTGCAAAAAGTATTAGAAAAGATGAGATGATTAAATTAAAAGAATTATTAAAAGAAGATAAAGATTCAAAATTTTTAGGACAACAGTTATCCAGAGTAAATACTCAACTTTTTAAAATATTAAGCATGATAGATATTAATAGTGATACTAAAGCTACATTACAAGGTTGGATGGTAGGGTTGCATCGTGATTTAAAAAGAAAGGGTTGGAAAGTAAAATGATTAAACTAAAAGATATATTAACCGAAGAAACTATTGGAGTTACGAAGTCAGATATAAAAAAGATGGAGAAACTTTCTGATAAAATCATTAAAGATTCAGAAACACTATTAAAGATGTTTAAACAAAAGCATAAAGTTTCTACTAGTGATTCTGTATTGTATAATAATAGTAAAGATTGGGAACAAGCTATTCGTACATTGAAAATGAAATTTGGTGGATGGTTTGGATACGTATATGATAGTGATTATGTAAAATGAATAAATTAACTAAATGGCTAATTAAACCCCTGATAGAAGAGGATATTAATATACCAGTAGATATTGGAGATACTATTCTTGTTGGTAGATTTAAAAACAAGAAAATGAAAATCAAAGATATTGGTAAAGATAAACACGGTATGCCTACTATTAATGGTAGAAAAGCTGCTACATTTAGAATACATAGTACAGTTAATATTTTTGATGAAGGAGTGAATGACCCAGGTATTTTTAAAGCAGTGTTTCTTGCAGGTGGGCCAGGTAGTGGTAAAACTTTTGTTGCGGGTGGATTATTTGGTATACCAGATAAAGTAAATGTTTCAGCTTATGGCCTTAAAATGGTTAATCAAGATACTGAATTAGAAATGTTTCTAAAAAAGTATTTTGGTTCAACAGATTTAGATAATATGTCTGACGATTTATTTAGACAGATTACAGACCCAAGTTATAGTGCTTATATGGGAGTGAGAACACATGCTAAAGCCTTGAGTAAACAAAGATTAAAGTTATATTCACAAGGTAGACTTGGTGTTATTATTGATGGAACTGGTCACAAATATAAGGATGTAAAAAAAGAACGACAAAAATTGATTGATTTAGGTTATGATACCTATATGGTATTTGTTAATACTTCATTAGAAGTTGCTCAAATGAGAAACAAATTAAGAGATAGAGTTTTACCATCTGAACTTGTAGAAAAGTATTGGAATAATGTACAAAAAAATATGGCATTTTTTCAAGGTATGTTTGGTGGTTCTAACTTTATGTTAGTAGATAATAATGCTACTTTAAAACCAAAACAAGCACAGAAAAAATTCAATATGTTGGTTAAAAAGGGAATTAGTAAATTTATTAAAAAACCAATAAAAAGTAGACAGGCTAAAAAGTGGTTAGATAAACAAAAAATATTAAAAAAGAATGAGATTAAGGAATTATTTCCAAGCGTAGATGGTACTATTCCATCGCCGAGTCGTAAAAGAGTAAAGAAAAATAAAACTGATAGTATGGGTGGTTATGAAGAAATAGATGAATGTATTGCAGTAGCTAAGAAATTTGGTGATGATATTGTATTAGGTAAAAACCGAGATAGAAATTATAATCCAAATTTAAAAGTAGTTAGGGAACTGACTGGTTATGGTGTTGAGATTTGTTATGTGGTAGATCAAGATACTGATTGGGCTGAAGGTATGAATTCTGAAGGTATAGGTATAGTTAATTCTGCATTGTTTGTAAAACGAGATGAGAAAGATTTTGATAAATCCAAGAAAAAGAAAGCAATGTCTAAAGATGGTGCAAGAATTCGTGAAGCTCTACAACATAAAACACTTCAAAAGGCAGTAAAATCACTTATAACTTATCAAGATGGTATTAAAGGGCATACAATCGTAAGTGATGGTAAAAAAGTAGTTATTATAGAGAATACAAGTCGAGTTGAGCCAGCAGTAACAATTCACGATATAGAAGGTTCACCAGTAGTACGAGCAAATCACGGTGTTCAACATTCAGAACAAGGATATCAACGGGGACCTGATAAATTATCTTCTCAGTTAAGAGCGAAAAATGCATTAGATATTTTAGCTAAAGAGGAAGATTACAAAAAGTTTTTTCCTGCATTTTACAATCATACTCAAAACAGAGGTGCTAAATACGATTTAGTTAGGGCACAAAATAAACTCTGGACATCAAGTCAGTTAATGATGAATTTAAATAAAAAAGAACTTACTCTCTATTTGATTCCAGGTGCAGTAAAGTTTTTAGGAATTGAGAATACTTTACCAAACGATTATAAATCGGAAATTAAATTAAAGATTCGACAATACGAACATGGGCCAAGTGATAAATATGACACATATGTTACTACTGATAAGAAAAAGAAGAAAAGTGCTATTAAAGACAAGGATACAGCGGTAGTCCCAGAAAATAAAAAAATAAAAAAATTACAAAAAGTCCTTGACTTGTATGGCAAAAGTGTTGTATATTCAATTATGGAAGATGGGGATAGTGCACTCAATTTGAATGAGAATAAGATTAAAAAAGTAGTTGGTGTCTACGGTGGTAGATTTCAACCATTCGGGCCTCATCACAAAAAAACATATGAGTGGTTAAAGAAACAAGTAGATGATGCTTACATAACAACTTCGGATATAAAACAACCACCAAGACATCCAATGAACTTTAGTGAAAAAGTTCGTCATATGAAAAAAATGGGTATTCCATCTAATCGCATCATTAAAGAAAAATCACCTTATGTAGCTAAAAATGTTTTATCTAAATATAATAAAGATACTACAGCAGTAATTTACATATTTGGTGCTAAAGATTCTGGTAGATTATCAAGTGGTAAATACTTTCAAGATTATAAAAAAAATAAAGACAATATGAATGGGTATGATGTAAATGGATATGTTCTTAAAGCACCTCATATTTCAGTTAGTGTAGGTGGTAAAGAAGTTAGTGGTACAGTAATGAGACAACTACTCGGTTCACCTGCTTTTGAAAAGGATAGAGAAAAGTTATTTAAAACTGCCTTTGGATACTTTGATAAAGGTATATATACTATGATGACTAATAAATTTAAAAAGTTATTTGAATCTATAGAAGAATTTTTAATCAATAATGATATAAGTAAACTTATTAAAGAAAATAGTACAAGTGCAGCTTTTCAAGCAGATGACGGCCCACCTATTCATTATAGGGGATTTGATGATTATAAAAAATTCTCTAAAAAATGGATAGATTCTATGGCAGTAAAATATGGTTGGGAAGTTGTAGATTATATTTTAGGAAAAAAAGCTCAGGATCCAGCTTTAGATTATACATTAGCTTATAATATTGTACCAGCTGTTGCATATGGTAGAAAACAAACTGGAGATTATGGGTCTAGATTTGGAGTTGAAGATCCAGTAGGAGAATATAAAAAACATTTAGGAAGAATTGTAGCGAAAAATATTGGATATGAAATAATCAAATGGTTTGGTATAGCTCCTGTAGGCGGTGGTTATACAGGAGTAGCAGTAGAAGCACCAATTTTACCAGGTATTAGTAAAGATAATACAACTAATACTAAGATTGCTAGTAAAAAAGGTGAAAAAACTAATAGAGGTAAACCAAAATTAAATACTTTAAAAGAAAACTTAGACTTAACAGAATATGTAAATCTGTTAGTTTCAAATAAACCTTACAAGGGAAAGGAGTTACTATTAATGGGCGGAGCATATGGTCACATGAATCATCCGTTTGATGATAAAAATATTACATTTTCAGATTTAAAGAATATAATTATATTAGGGTTAGGTGGTAAACTTAATCGAGAAGATGGAGTTACTGAGAAACTTGATGGACAAAACTTAATGGTTTCTTGGGTAAATGGAAAGTTAGTTACAGCAAGAAATAAAGGACAATTAAAAAACTTTGGGTCATCGGCTATGGATGTTAGTGGAGTAGCATCTAAATTTGCGGGTAGAGGTGATATTAGAAACGCTTTTGTATATGCAATGAAAGATTTAAGTAAATCTATAGGTTCATTGTCAGATGCACAAAAAGAAAAAGTATTTGGAAATGGTAAAAGATGGATGAACTTAGAGGTTATATATCCAGCATCTGCTAATGTTGTAGATTATGATAAGGCACAAATTGTATTTCATGGAACTTTAGAATATAATGAGAGTGGAACATCTATAGGACAACCAACAGATTCAGCACGAATGTTAGCAGGAATGATTACACAAGTTAATCAGCATATACAAAAACATTATGCAATAGGTAAACCACAATTTTTAACAGTGCCAAAAGTACAAGATTTTGGTAAAAAGAAAAGTACATATTTAAACAGATTAAGAAAGTTACAAAATCAGTATAGGTTAAAAGATTCTGATACATTAGGTAAGTATCATCAATCATATTGGGAAGCATTTATTTATAATGCTATAAAACAACATAACGCAAAAATATCGAATAAAGTTTTGATTAATTTAACTAAAAGATGGGCATTTTTTGATAAATCATATTCAATACCTCAAATTAAAAAAGATTTGAGTAAATTTCCAAAATTCTTAGATTGGGTATTATCTTTTGATAAAAATGATCATCAAAAATGGGTAAAAGACAATATGAAACCATTTGAAGTGTTGTTTTTTGATGTTGGTGCTGAAATATTAAAGAATATTAGTGGATATTTAGCTGTTTCACCTGATAAAGCAGTACAGCGGATAAGAAAAGATGTAATTAGTGCTATAAGAACGATAAAAAGTGGTGGAGATGTTAAAAAGATACAAACTTTAAAACATCAACTTGAAAAATTAGAAGCAATAGGTGGATTATCATCAATAGTACCAACAGAAGGTATAGTTTTTAAATACAAAGGTAAAACATATAAGTTTACTGGTGCATTTGCTCCAGTTAATCAAATATTAGGTTTATTAAACTTTTAGGAGTAGTTATATGGGATATAGTAGAGAAAATAGTAGACAAAATGAAGCATTACAATCTATTTTAGATGGTAGAGCACCAGAAAAAAGAATTTTTGTCCCAGTTGAAGATAAAGAGTTCAAAAAAAAGATGAAATTGGAGAGAGAAACTGAACAAAAAAGAATTAATGAAAAATTAGAAGTAACTAAAAGTGGAAGAATGCCTTGGTTCTGTCCTGAATGTACAAAAGTGCTGAAAAGACGATTAGATGAAAAAATGTGGTATTTATATGATCATTGTTTTAATTGTCAAATAAAAGTTGAAAATAAAATGAGAATTGAAGGTACATATGATAAATGGGCAGAAAAAAAGATTATTGCTAATAAATTAGCTTGGATAACAGATCAAAAACAATCAATTGAAGAGTTTAAAACCCAAAAAGCTCCAGAATTTATGGAACAATTTCGTCCAGATGGTTATTCTGTTGATAGGGAGACTTGGAAAATGAATTCTGAAGGAATCAAAAAACAAGCTGATGAAGCATTAGAACATTTACAAAAATTAGAAGATTCTTTAAAGTGATATATTTATATATAGGAAGAATTTAACTTATTATAAGGAGAAAATAAATGGCAACAATAACACACGGTGCTGATGGAATTAGAACCGATGTATCAAGTAGAAGTGCGCCAACTGTAAAAGATGATGCTAAATTTCATAATGTAGTAGAAGTTAGTGGTAGTATAGCTGGAGTCGGTAAAATTTTTCACGCTACTGGATCAAAGAAAAATTCAAGTGGATTTATAATATCAGTCGCTGGAACTAGTGTAATAACAACTACAGAAGGCGGAACTTTAAACGCTACTGATTTGACAGCTAAAACGCTTTATGAAATTGGTGTTAGGAAAGTTAGTGGAAGTGGTAGGATATCCGTAGTTTATTAATATGGAACGAAATTCAAAAGGACAACTCAAGGATGCAATTAAACAGGAGTATATAAAATGTGCTTCTGATCCTGTTTATTTTTTGAAAAAGTATTGTGTGATACAACACCCAATAGAAGGTAAAATACCATTTGCCTTATATGATTTTCAAGAAAAAACTATAGAGGAGTTTATCCAACACAGATTTCAAATTATTTTAAAAGCTAGACAATTAGGAATATCTTCGATTACTGCTGGATACTCTTTATGGATGATGACATTTCATCAAGATAAAAATATATTAGTAATTGCTACTAAACAAGAGGTTGCCAAAAATTTAGTAACAAAAGTTAGAGTGATGCATGCTAATCTACCAAGTTGGTTAAAACAGAAATGTGTTGAAGATAATAAATTGTCGTTAAGATATAAGAATGGTTCACAGATAAAAGCAGTTTCAAGTGGTGAAGATGCTGGTCGTTCAGAAGCATTATCATTATTAATACTTGATGAAGCGGCATTTATTGATAGGATAGAAAGTATATGGGCTGCAGCATCACAAACATTATCTACTGGTGGACAATGTATTGCGTTATCTACTCCAAATGGTGTTGGTAATTGGTTTCATAGAACTTGGATGGACGCTGAAGATGGTTTAAATGATTTTAAATTTACAAAACTACATTGGACATTACATCCTGATAGAGGTCAGGAATGGAGAGATGAACAAGATAAGCTGTTAGGTCCTTCATTAGCAGCTCAAGAATGTGATTGTGATTTTATCACTTCAGGACAATCAGTAGTTGATGGTATAATTTTAGAAGAGTATAGAACAACACAAGTTAAAGAACCTATTGAAAAAAGAGGAATAGATAGTAATGTTTGGATATGGGAGCCTCCTAATTATACAAAAGATTATATAGTGTGTGCTGATGTAAGTAGAGGGGATGCGACAGACTATTCTGCATTTCATATTATAGATATAGAAAGTTTAGAACAGGTAGCAGAATATAAAGGCAGAATGTCTACGAGAGATTATGGTAATTTATTAGTTAATATATCAATTGAATATAATAATGCATTACTTGTTGTGGAAAATAATAACATTGGTTGGGCAGCTATACAACAATGTATAGATAGGGAATATGAAAATCTATTTTATATGAGTAAAGATTTACAAGTAGTTGATGTACATAGACAAGTTAATAATAAAATTAATAGAACAGAAAATCAAGTAATTCCAGGATTTACTTTAACTCAAAAAACAAGACCATTAGTTGTCGCAAAATTAGAAGAATTTTTTAGAGAAAAATTAGTAACTGTATATTCACAAAGATTAATTGATGAACTGTTTGTATTTATCTACAATGGTAGTAGGGCAGAAGCGATGAGAGGATATAATGATGACTTAGTAATGTCTTACGCTATGGGATTATGGATACGAGAAACAGCATTAAGATTAAGATCTGAAGGTATAGAATTACAAAAGAAAGCAATTAGTAGTATAACATCAAATCAAGGTGTTTATACACCAACAAACAACCAAAATGATTCTTGGATTATGGAAACTGGTAAAGAAAAAGAATCATTAGAATGGTTAATTAAGTAAAGAGGTAAAAATGGCTGACACAAATTTATTTAGTAGATTAAGAAGATTATTTTCTACAAATGTAATAGTAAGAAATGTAGGTGGAAAACGATTAAAAGTTTCTGATACAAGTCGTACGCAATCTGTAGCAAGAAGTAATCTTATTGATAGATATCAAAAAATCTACACAGGTGCTGGTTTAAGCGGTTATTCAGATTCGTTATTAACAAAATCAATGAGATTGAATTTATTTAGAGATTATGAACAGATGGATAGTGATTCAATAGTCGCTTCAGCACTTGACATTTATGCAGATGAGTCAAGCATGAAATCAGCGTATGGAGATGTTTTAGAAATTAAAACGGATAATGACCAAATTAAACAAATATTACATAATTTATTTTATGATATCGTTAATATTGAATTTAATTTATGGCCTTGGATTCGTAATATGTGTAAATATGGTGATTTCTTTTTACAATTAGAAATTGACGAAAAATATGGTATTACAAATGTAGTTCCACTTTCTGTTTATGATACATCACGAGTAGAGGGATTAGATCCAGAAAATCCAGAATATGTTAAATTTTTAGTTGAACCTCTTTCAACAGAACATAGATATAGAGCTGAAATGGATATGATGAAACAAGAGTTGGAAAATTATGAGGTAGCACACTTCAGATTACTTTCAGATGCTAATTATCTTCCCTATGGTAAATCACAGCTTGAAGGTGGTAGAAAGACTTGGAAACAATTAATTTTGATGGAAGATGCGATGTTAATTCATAGAATTATGAGAGCACCTGAAAAGAGAGTATTTAAATTAGATATTGGAAATATCCCACCATCAGAGGTTGATAATTATATGCAACAAGTTATCAATAAAATGAAAAAGGCTCCAGTAATGGAAGAAGCTACAGGCGATTATAATTTGAAATATAATATGCAAAATATTACTGAAGATTTTTTCTTACCAGTTCGTGGTGGTGATAGTGGAACAAGTATAGAATCACTTCCTGGTTTAACTTATGAAGCTACGGAAGATATTGAATATCTTAAAAATAAACTTTTAGCTTCTTTAAGAGTACCAAAGGCGTTTTTGGGATACGATGAACAGATTGGTTCTAAAGCAACACTTGCCGCAGAAGATGTAAGGTTTGCAAGAACTATTGAAAGAATTCAAAGAATCACAATATCAGAATTAACTAAGATTGGTATTGTTCATTTATACGCACAAGGATATACAGATGCAGACTTAGTTAATTTTGAATTAGAATTAACAAATCCATCAACTATATATGAAGAAGAAAAGATTGAATTGTGGAATAGTAAAACTTCATTAGCATCTTCAATGTTAAGTGATGGTATAGTTTCTACAAAGTGGATTTATGAAAATATCTTTAGTTTTACTGCAGATGAAATAAAAGATATAGGCGATGGAATAATATTTGATTATAAACAGAAATTTCGCCGCTCTCAGATTGAGATGGAAGGCAATGACCCTCAAAAGAGTGGTGAAGCAGTTGGTACACCAAGTGATTTGGCTACAACAATGCCACCTGAACCTGATCCTGAAACGGGAGAAACACCAGAAGAACCAGAAACGCCAATGGGTTCGATTTACGATAAAGGTGGTTCACCCGAAGGTGGATTTGAAGGAGCTGGTAGACCAAAAGAAGGTCCTAAATATGGTAAAGATGGTAGTGCACGAGGTAGAGATCCGTTAGGAGCTCACGATATGAAAAAAGGTGGTAGTAGTTCACGGAAATATGGTAAACCACTTGCGTTAGCCCACTATGATAAATTGAAAAAATCAATGAATTTTGGTAAATTTGATAAAAAAATTCTAACTGAAGCATCAGAAGTTGAAGAAGAGTACAAGAATGAGGTAAGTTCTTTAACTAAAGGGGCATCAAATGAATAATTATTGTGTAACTTTATATTTATTTATGAGTAAATATAATTAATTATTGGAGTATTTTATAATGGTTCGAAAACTAAAACATTCAAAGATAAAGAATACAAGTATACTTTTTGAATTGTTAACAAGACAGATAACCGCAGATGTTTTAGCAGGTAAAAGTACTAAATCGGTTAAAATAGTAAAAAAATATTTTAATGAGCATACGGAACTCGGAAAAGAACTTCAGTTGTATCGTATTCTTTCAGAAAAACATTATGAATCTGAAAGTAGAGCTAATGATTTATTAGAAATAGTATTAGAATCAAGACAAAAATTAAGTAATTCTAAACTTCGTAATGAAAAATATAACTTAATTAAAGAGATAAAAGAAAATTATAACGCAAATGATTTTTTCAATGGTCGTATTTCAAACTATAGATTACTTGCTTCAATTTATAATGTATTTCAATCTCAAACTATACCTACGATATTTAACCCTGAAGAAACAATTAATTCTAAATTTACCGTTTTAGAACATATTACAAGTAAAAGAATTAGTTCGAAAGAAGCTAAGGCAAAAGTTTTAACAGAATATAATAAATCAGATAAAGATTTAAAATTACTTGCATATCAAATTCTTGTAGATAAATTTAACCAAAAGTATAAGACGTTAAATGAATCCCAGAAAAACTTACTTAAGCATTATATTAATAATATAAGTAATACAAATTCTTTGAGAGAGTTTGTAGATTCAGAGACTATTAAAATTAAAAGAATATTGAAAACACATATACCTAGAGTTACTGATGATATTACTAAGATTAAATTAACTGAAGCAGTTAATCAAATAGGTAATTTAACAAAAGGTAATGTAGTTAATGAAAAACAAGTTTTAACATTAATGAGATATTATGAATTAGTTAAGGAGATTAAAAATGTCCATAAAGGTTGAAGTTTTAAGAAAATATATTAGAGAAATTATAAAACAAGAATTAAAACTACAAGAAGCTTCAGCTACAGGCGCAATTGATGGTGGAGAAGGCCCACCTAAAACACCTAATGCATTTCAGTCAAAAAGAAAAAAGGATAAGGAAAAAGAAGATAAGATTGCTAAGCAAAGTGGATATAGTATTGCAGAATCTATAAATGAAATTACACTTGGACAAATGTTAGCTAAACAAGGTAAAAAAATAAAAATGGTTAAAAAACCTGGTGGTGGGTTTAAAATGACTTTTGTACCAATTGATGAACCTGAACCAGAAAATGAACCTGTAACAGAAGCTTTAAAATCTAAATCCAATGTTGTAAAATTAGCAGGTGCTGTTATGGATAACATGATAGATTTAGTTGATTATGAAGGAAACGATTACGATAAAGCAGTAAATACTTTTGGTACTATGATAAAAAATTCATTAGAACGAATTTCAAGAATGAATATTAAACCTCACCCACAATATGATTATTCAGATAAAAGAAGTGCTCATCCTATGATTAAAGATGAAAAAAGTCATTTGAAGTTTCTTAAAGATTATAAGAAGTTAACTAAAAAACTGATACCATTATTTAAAGCATTGATAAATAAACCATCTAAGCCTGGAATAGTGAAAGTGATGAAGTATTACAACTCGAGTAAATATCAAGAAATGAATTCTGTTATAGCAACAGGCGATTTTGGTAATAATCACGTTATAGAATCTGTAAATGAAGGTAAATACCACGATTACAGAAATGATGATACTCTCAACGCAAAACAAAAAATTGGAATGTCAATGAGAGAAGTTCGTGATAAATTAAACGAGTTAGATAAACTTGTTAAAATGAATGTGAGATTGAAGAATGAGGTAGGAGTAAATTCTACAGATTATTGGAAAAATACTCACAATGCAATGAAAAAAATTAGTGAAAGGTTAGTTAAGTTAGCGAATAAAGTCGGTCAACTGTATTAATCTTTATTATGAAAAACCCATCTTGGAAAATAGATGGACTTAATTTTCTTGGCAGATTATTAAGCCTATCTAACTTAAAAAGGCGTTGGCTTATAGAAGAAACTAAAGTCAAAGGCGAAGAACCAAATAAGGTTGAAACTATTAACTTTATTGATAAGTGGATTAAAAGGTTAGAGGGGTTAAAGGAAGAAATTATTAAAACTAAAAGTTAAGGTGTATTAGATGAAGCAACTTATTGTAGATTACTTACCGTTTGATGTAAGGCCAGAACAAATTACTGAATCCATGAAAGAAAATGATGGTAAATTAATTGTTCGTGGAGTTTTACAAAGAGCTGAAGCTCAAAACCAGAATGGTCGTATTTATCCACGCGAAGTTTTGATGCGTGAAGCTAAAAAATATGCAAAAGAGTTTATTAAACAGCGTAGAGCTATGGGCGAATTAGATCATCCAGAGAGTTCAGTAGTTAATTTGTCTAATGTTTCTCATAATATTAGTGAAATGCATTGGGAAGGTGATAATCTATTAGGTACTGTAGAAGTATTAGGTACGCCAAGTGGTAATATATTAAAAGAATTATTTAAAGCAGGTATTAAACTTGGTATTAGTTCTCGTGGAATGGGATCAGTAGAAACTGTTAGTGAAGGTGGTGGTGATGCTCAAGAAGTACAACCAGATTTTGAATTAATAGCATTTGATTTTGTTTCTAATCCATCTACTCATGGAGCTTTTATGTACCCGATGCATGAAAATGTAGATCGTCAAGGTACAATAGGTAGAACTTGTGGAGATTATTGTAAAGTAGAATCTATAATAAATGGAATTATGAGGGGAGAATAAGTGTCTAGTGATAAAAGAATGTGGGAACAATGGAAAGATTGGCGACTTGAGGATAAAGCTACTCTAACTGAACAAACTGCACAACAGATTGCAGATGCTATGACTAGCTATTTGATTGGAGATAGAAAAGCTGCTGTTAGACAACTTGCTTCATTATCTTCTAAAATAGATATAAAGGAAAATAAAGATAATTATAATCAGCAATATAGTGATACTCATAGAGCTATACTTAAAGTATTAAAAAGGATAATGTAATGATAAAACTAAAAAAATTAATAAAAGAACACGCTTGGGATAGAAACTTTGGCGAACCACTTCCTACTTTAAAAGATGTTGCTGAAAAACATCAAATTGAAGAAAAAACAGTAATAACGGAAGATGTTGAAACTGCTGTTGGTATGTTAATGAAAAGGTGGAATGGTGTTGTAAGATATTGGGAAGATATTGATGAGATCTGGAAAGATAATAAAAAAATACCAAAAATTATTGTGAAATATAAAAGGGAGTGGGAGCGAATTGTTGACAAAATGGATAGAGAAGTCAGACAAGAAGCTGAACGCAACTAAAGATGATAAAATTAAAAAAACTATTAAAAGAACACGCTTGGGATAGAAACTTTGGCGAACCACTTCCTACTTTAAAAGATGTTGCTGAAAAGCATGCAGTTGAGGAAGAATCTGTAACTGAAAATATAAAGGTAGTACCTTCTAATAAGATTGACTCTAAGGTATGGAGAAAGATGAAGTATGATTTACGAGATCAGTTTGATGAATTAGTAAAGATTGGACAAGATTATGGTGTATTTCAAAATGCTCAAGGTACTAATAAGATTTTAAAACAAATTAAAAAGCTAATGGATAAAATCTAATGATTAAATTAAAAAAACTATTAAACGAACACGCTTGGGATAGGAAATTTGGTGAGCCATTACCTACACTATCTGGTATAATGGAAAAACACGGAGATTGTGGTTGTGGTAGTACACACGCATGTACTTGTGAATCTATTACTGAAGATGCTAAAGATGTAATGAAAGCAAAAAAAGTCCAAAAACAGATTGAAGGTGCTGAAAGTCGGTTGAGATTACATATGTATGAGTTAGCAGATAGAATGAGTGCAGATTTTCCAAATAAAAAATTAGCAGATAATTTAATCAAGTCATATCAGAAAAATGTAACAAAGTTTATGAGAGATGTGATATCATTCGTTAAAAAGATGAAATAAAATGCCTGCAAAATCTAAAGCACAGCAGAAATTTATGGGAATGGTTCATGGTGTACAAAAAGGTACAATAAATCCATCAACTGTTTCTGCGAAAGTAAAAAAAGCAGCTAAAGGTATGAAGAAAAAAAGTGCTACAGATTATGCTTCTACAAAACATAAAGGACTTCCTAAAAAAGTAACCGTAAAAGAAGTATCTAAATGGTTAAAATCACTTGAAGAATTTAGATATCGCAAAGTTAGAGGTATAGATGCTAGAAGAGTTACTTCATTTGTGAATAGAGGAATGAATGAAGAAGATTTACCTATGAGTTTACGGAAAAAATGGGAACATAGAAAATATGGTAGAGAAAAACATTTAGCAAATAAGTATATGACAGAAAATGGTTATGATTCTATACAAAAAGAAGGATTTGGTAGTGAAGATACTTTAGATAAAAAAGGAATAAAAGAATTTGAACAATGGAGAAAAGATAACGCAGAACAGTTAGGATATACATTATCAGGAACTCCAGATATAAAAGAAGAACGAGATTATAAAGCAGAATACAAGAAATTTCAGTCATCTACAAAGGCAAAGAAATACAGAGCAGAATTAAATCAGTATAACAGAAAAAAAGGAACTTATGGTAATGGTGATGGTAAAGACGCATCACACAAGGGAGGAAAAATTGTGGGATTTGAATCACAATCTAAAAACCGTGGAAGAGCAGAAAAAAGTAGATTAAAACAAGAAGCAGTAAAATTTAATATTGATAAATTGTTAAAAAATTCTAAAATAAAAAAACTTTTTTCAAGGTTAGGGTTAAAAACAACATCTAAAGACGATATAATGAAGGTCCTTAATCATTTTGCTAGAAATCCAGCAGCACTTGCTGCTATGAAAGGTCTTTTTGGTGAATCCATAAATGAAGCAACATCATCAAAAGATTTTTTTAGTGGTTATAAAGTAACTACTATGGATCAAAAGAAAGCAATCGTTATAGCTAAAAAGATGAGTGGTAATATGACAGGGGCTGTTAAGAAAATTGAAAAAATTAAAAAAGGGTTATCTGATGATTCTAAGGTAAAAGCGGCACTTCGAACTGCAAATGAATCCGTAAATGAAGGTGGAATGGGTATATTATCCACTGACCAAGCAGACATATTACAAGGTTTGGTAATGAGAAATAAAAATAAAAATATAAAGGCTATTTTAAATATAGTATTAAAGAGTGGATATTTTAAAAATGTGGATAAGAAAGAATTATTAGGATCTCC